TCGTTTGATATCATATTTGGATAAAATATTTCTCTTAATTCTTTTTTATCAATTTCTTTTTCATTTCTTTTAACAATTATATCCTCCGTTGTAACATTTTTAAATATATTAGTTGTATTATTTACATTTAATTCTAAAGTAATTGAATTATCTACATAATTATCTACTTCGCTCTCTTTTAAACAAATTGGTATTAGACCAATACGATGTATTAAAAATTCATTATGTAGAGGACCATTACTCGAAATAATTTCAATTGTTGGTTCATTTTCACCGATCATTCCCGGAATTTCAATTTCTGATAAAATAATTCTTCTAATAGAATTAACCATTGCCAAATCAATGTCATAAATTTCAAAAGTATATCTATTTGTAGGATTTTTAGGATCAAATATATAATTTTTAAACATCGTTATCTAATTTTATTTAATAATTTAAATAAATAAATCATTTTTTTATATAATAATATTATTTAAAAAAATGATTTTATTAATAATATTATTATTAATATGAAAAATAATACTGAAATAGTTATTACAAAATTTAATACTAATGTTGATGTTTCTAAAAAATATAATGTAACACAATTAATTAATTTATTATCAAAAATATATGAAAATAATACTAAAAAAATTAAATTAACTCATGAAATACCACTATTATTTAGAGAAAATGATATAAAAAAAAAATGATATTGTTATTAACATTATTAAATAATATAATTCAATGTTCTCATTCTTATTATCGTATTTTTTTGGAAACAAAAATAGTATTGACTACAAGACCATTAATGGATTTGATAATTATTTTATTTATTCAAAAACAGACAATAATGCAGTTGCCTTAGAAACTACAAATAATATATTTTTAGATTTATTTACAAATATTATTAGAGATTATGAATATGAAGAATTGGATAAGTTATTATATAAATGTATGCAAAAAGACCCATATAAAACAATTGCTATTATTTTTAATTCAAGAGATAGAATTGATGGAAAAAAAGAAAAAAAAATAAGTAATGATGCATATTGTTGGTTAAAATTAAATCAATATGAAAAAACTTATGAATGTAATATTAAAAATTATGTTAACAAATATGGTTCTTGGAAAGATGTATTATACTTTATGAGTAAAATTTTTAAAAAAAGAACTTATAATGATATATTTGAAAGTAAATTATTTGCAGAAAAAATAATTGAAGACAAAATTAATTATGATAATAACGAATCGGTATCACTTTGTGCAAAATGGTGTCCTAGTGAAAAAAGTAAATATCAAAAAAAATATAATATCTATAATAAAATTATGTATAATATTTTAGATTTAACAGATAAAGCAGATATTAAAAATAAGAATGAATATTTTAGAAAAAATTATTTAACACCTCTTAGAAATAAAATTGATATTGTTGAAACAAAAATGTGTAAAACAGATTGGAAAAATATAAATTATGAAAATGTTCCAAGTATTGCTACTAAAAAATATAAAAATGCATTTATGAAAAATGATGAAGAAAGATATATGCACTATTTAAATAATGTTTCAAAAGGAATACAGAAAATTAATGTAACTGGTATTTTACCACATGAACTTGTAAATTATTATTTAGAAGATGAAAATAAAGAACTTGATTTAACTATTGAAAATCAATGGAAAACTATTTTGGATGATATGAAAAAAGGTGAATTATTCAATGACTTAATTGCAGTTGTTGATGTATCAGGTTCAATGTTTAGTGCGTCAAATGGTAGTATTCCTGCACAAGTAGCTATTGCTCTAGGATTACTAATTTGTAATTGTTGTACAGGTTCGTTTAAAAATACAGTTATTACATTTCATTCTACACCAAGTTTTCATAAAGTTACTGGTACTACACTAAAAGAACAAGTAGATTCTATTAGAAGTGCTCATTGGGGATATAATACAAACTTTGAAAAAATCGCAGATTTAATAATTGATTATGGTAAAAATAATAAACTAGAAAATAACGAGATGCCCAAAAAACTTGTTGTATTATCTGATATGCAATTTGATGAAGCAGTTAGAGAAGATTATGATAGTGATAAAACAGAATTAGAACTATTATATAATACATTTACTAATAAATTTACAAAAAATAATTATGATGTTCCCAAAATGATTTATTGGAATTTAAATGCTGATAATAGTAAATCATTTCCGGTTAATGCTAAAGTTAAAAATACAGCAATTATTTCTGGATTTTCTGAACAACTTCTCAAAATATTTATGACATATGACGAATTTTCTCCTGAAATTATTTTAGATAATATTTTAGAAAAATATATTAAAGAAGTTTATGTTCATCCTGATGAAATTTAAATAATATATAAATAATATACAAATATATTATTATTAATATGGTAATTAATAATAAATATACTGTTGAACTTGTAAATATATTATTATTAATTAATAAATATATAACACCTGAACTACAAAGATTACTTGATAAAGATCACATTAATAACATGGTTGAAGACCAGATTTATGAATATAATAGAAGTGGTTTTTTTTCTATATTACAAAGTTTTACTATCGCTTATGTTGAAAATGAAAAAAAAACTTATTTATTAGATGGACAACACAGATTAGCTATGTTCTCTATTTTACAAGATAAAAATTATANTATTCATAATTTTATTGTACCATTGGTTACATATAATGTTGATAATTATCTAGATGTTGAATATTTTTTTAATAAAATTAATAAACATTCGCCTATACAACCAATTGGTAATATTATCAAATATGATAGAGATTTGGCAAAATTAATTCTTGACGAATTCACTACATTATATATTAGAGATGGNGAAGGTAATAGAAATTGCCCACATATATCATATGTTCAACTTATGAATAATATTAAATATAGAAAATTTGAAGAAAAATTAGAATCTACTAATAAATCTATTATAGATATATTCAATNTAATTATTGATATTAATAATTATTTAGATAAAAGTTCTAAATATATAAATAACTATGATGATAGAAAAAAATATGATAAATGTAAAAAAAAAGTAAGTAATATGGATAATAAAAAAATTTGCTATCTTGGTATTTTTGACCATTTTGAATGGTTAGATTTGACTTTATACGCTCTTATTGAAAATAAAGAAATAGATAATATTGCTTCAGAATTTTTAAGTAGTCTTGATGAAAAAAAAAAATCATTTAAAAAAAGAGATAACATTCCACTAGAGTTAAAAGAAAGAATATGGAAAAAACAATCTAAAAATTTTTGCAAAGACGGTATGTTATATAATGGTTTTTGTTATACTTGTGACACAGAATTAAGTTATAGTAATATGCAATGTGGTCATATTATAGCACACGCATTTGGAGGTAAAGCTTCTTTTGATAATTTAATGCCAATATGTAGAGATTGTAATGGGAAAATGGGAACAATGAATCTTGAAGAATATAAAAAAATACTAAATAATTAAAATATATTATTCCTGTATCCCTTCTTTATTATCTGTTCTCCATTCAAAATCTTTTATTTCATATATTCTAGCATCCTTCTCTCTCGATTTATTTATATACCTAACATATCTTATTCTATCATTTTTATTCAAATTTTTATCAATTTGTGTTTTACATAATAAAAAGTGTTTAAATGCATCATTTATATACTGTTCCATTGAAGTAGTATAAAGTTGAATACTTGTGTCACAACAAGATATTGTTTCTCTTATTGTTTTAAATCTTGTCCAAGTATTTAATGATGATTCTATTGTTTTTGCTATCTCTTCTATTTTTTCTTCATATTTATAAAATTTAATTATTGTTCCTATTAATGCTATTGTTGTACTTATAACAAGTGGTGATAAATTCATTACCATTTTAACATTTCTATAATTTTTTAGTTTTTCTACTATAAATTCTGAATTTTTAATTCCTTCCAATAATGTTAAAAATGATGCTAAATATATAATACATAAACTTAAAAATCGGAATTTTTTTTGTATAAATATTAATTTATATCTAATAACATCTAGTTGACATACCAATTCATATAGTCTTCTATCTATTCTTTCTCTTAATTCAAATCTTAGTTTATCTAATTCTATTGATTCTTGTATAGTTAAAGTTTTATTTATATGGGATTCCACAATAGCAGGAACACGCCATATTACATTATTTGATTTTTTATTATTGTTATTTCCTGATAATTTTAGATCTAAATTTGCCGTACCTAATAGATTATTAGTATTCATTGCATTTTGATTGTTATAATTAAGCAATCTTGGAGGATTATTTAATATGTGATTATTATAATTATATGTTGGGTAAGTATTATTATATGACATATTATATATAATATATAATATATATATAAAAAAAATGATATTTATTATTAATATAGAAATAAAATGAATACTGAATTATTTATACCTATTAAATTTGTTTCAAATATTAATTTAAGACCTTTTGAAATTAATGAAAAAATAGAAGATGTTTTTTTGAAAAAAATTAAAGAAAAATATGAGGGTTTATGTACTAAACACGGTTATATCAAAAAAAATAGTATTAAAATTATAAAAAGATCGATTGGAAGTATTCTTCAAGAACATTTTAATTCTACAATTAATTATAATTTTCAATGTACTGCTGAAATTTTTAATCCCACAAAAGGTTCTATAATTAAAGCAATTGTTCAAAATAAAAATGAAATGGGAATTCTTGCAAAAAGTTTTTATGAGAATGATGCAATTTTAGAAGTTATTATACCAAAAATTTCAGCAGGAATTAAATCAGATATTGATTTAACAGAATTAAACATTGGGGATGAAGTATTTGTTGAAATTTATGGTAAAAAGTTTATTTTATACGATAAATTTATTTCAATTATTGGAAAGGCAATTAATAAAGATAATCTTAATATTAATAACGAAACTGGTTTTATGGAAGAAGAAGAAGATGAAGACAAAGAAGATAAATTAGAAGAAGATTTTGATCTAATAAATAATCCTCTTTTAGAGGAAAATAAAGATGAAGATCAAGAAGATGAGGAAGATGAGGAAGATGAAGATGATGAAGATGAAGATGATGAAGATGATGATATCGAAGAAGATGATGATATTATCGATGACGAATATGAAGAGATTGAAGAAACATTGTTTGATGATTAAATTGATATAAAATTATTTTAATATTATTAATAATGAGTAAAAAAAATAATGAAAATAACAAAATAACTTTATGCAAAAAAATACAAAATGATATTGCCTTATTATCACAAAACGAATTAAATGAAATTTTTAAAATTTTATTTAATAATGATAGTAAATATACACAAAATAATAACGGTATTTTTGTAAATTTAAATTGGTTAGAANATGATATAATTCTTCAAATAAATAATTATATTGATTTTTGTATTAAATCNCACAAAGAAATAAAAAAACATGAAATTATGAAAAATATGTATAATGAAAATTTAAATAAAAAAAAAATGGAAGTTGATGATATTATATGTGATAATGATTCTAAAGAAGTAGTTCCTGAAAATAATGTAAAAGTTCAAAAAATTTCTTCTAGTATGAAATTTTATCTTTTTAAAAAAAAATTCCAAAAAAAAATTCCACAAACTTTCAATTATACTAATGTATTATCACATGAAAATTTTTTATTAAAAAAAAAATGATATATGACTTTTAATAATTTATAATTAAAATGCATGATTTATTATTAAAAAATATTGACAATACTGAAAACAATAGTGTTGAATGGAAATATGATAATTATGAAAATATATATATTAATCATTGTCAATATTATTTAAATCAAGAAACAATAGAAACACCTCAAAAAACAGAAACGCCTCAAAAAACAGAAACGCCTCAAAAAATAGAAACACCTCAAAAAACAGAAACACCTCAAAAAACAGAAACACCTCAAAAAACAGAAACGCCTCAAAAAACAGAAACACCTCAAAAAACAGAAACGCCTCAAAAAATAGAAACGCCTCAAAAAATAGAAACACCTCAAAAAATAGAAACACCTCAAAAAACAGAAACACATCAAAAAACAGAAAAAACACAAACAACAAAAAAACAAGATGCAAAAATCCATCCAATCGAATTTATTTTAAATAAATGTAATATGTTGAATATAGATATTACAAAACAAATTATTAAAGACAAATTTAAGTTATTTATAAGTGAACAAAAAACAACAAAAATTTTTGGTCAAAAAAAAACAAGTGAAATGCTTAATGGTATTTTGAATAATAAATGGAATATATCTTTAGTAACATTATTATCATTTATATTTGATACAAAATTTATTTATCTAAAAAAAGANGTTTTATTTAATAAAAGTTTAGAAAATTATGCTATTATTAATCTATAATAGGTTTATAATACGGATATAAATATAATCTATTTAATTTTAACATATTTTCAGCAATCATTTTACATTTTTTTTCCTTTGTTATTTTTTTCTTAGTATTTAAAATTTCCATATTATATTGTTCTAATATAATATTTTGTTCGGGTGTTAATAATGATTCGCATACAATACCTGTTTTTTTACCAAATGATTTTCCTGTAGATAATATCTTGAAAATATTAGAATAATTTGATTTATTTTTTTTTGGTAAAATTAAACCAATACTAATTTTCTCTTTTTGCATATCGGGTATTTCAATTTTTTTTCTTTTTTGAATTATATATAAATAGTCTTTATCTAAATTTGATAAAGATTTGAAATTACTTGTCTCATAATTATATAAATTTATATCCAAATCATCACTAAAAATATTAAAGAATCCTATATATTTTGTATCATCCGGATATTTTATACTAAATTCATTTTTATGTATTAATGCCCCTTCTTCAAAAAAACACTGTGAAATATATTTATCAGTATTATTCAATTTATTATACGGTGTTTTTATTATATATTTAACAAAATTTTCATATAAATCTGAATCGAATGACAAATAAATCATAACAATATTCATATGTTTTTCAGTATCTTCAAATTTTATAGTTAAATCTTTTGGAATTAATTGAATATCTGTTTTAATTTCTGATTTAATAACTAATTCTTTATTCTTTACTATATTTAGTTTACTTTCTTTATTTATTTGTTTATCAATTATATGAATACCATTATTATGTATTAGTAATATATAATTATCAAATAAATTATTTGGAAATATTGATTCTGCAATTGATTGATATATTATATTTTCATCAATATCCGATTCTTTTATTATTTCTTCAAATGATAAATATCTTTCATTATTATTTAACTTATTTATTATTATATTTTTAATTAATTTTTTTACATTTAATATCAAATGATTATATGTTTCTTTTCTAAAACCAGTTTTTCTTATATTTTCTATTTTTATATCACATACGGGTTTTAAATCTTCATTATCGCCATAATTATAATTTATCTTTTTATTTTGCGATGTTATCATTTCTAATTTAAAATTAAATATTTTTTTATCAAAATAATTTATATTTTTCATTAAATAACAATCAATTGAATTATCTCTAATTATTTTATCAATTATATC